ATCTTATCCATAGGCGTCACCTTCGTACTGTATTTCTTTACCGCAATACATACAATACTTTGTTAGTGCGCCTGTGTATCCGCATTGACAGTACAACGCTTTATCAATCAAATCCTGAACATCTTTAACAGACCTACAAACTCCTCCTATTGCACCGGCTGCAATCATCTCTTCAATGAATATCTCTTGGTGCGGCGTCGCTGTACCAATGTCATCCTTAAGCTCTGCGACGACGAAACGTCCTCTTGCACATATGAATAAGTCGCTGTATCCAGAATGGTATCTGTCGCAGATACGAATTACTTTTATACCGTCGCGTAGTTGTGGCTCTAACCAGCGCATAACCTTGGCTAACAGCGTCGCTTCATCTTTGTAAATAGTGCTAGAAGGTATATTGCCACGTAAAGCCATACGCTTTGCACCCCTCTCTGCAAGACCTACTAATCATAGTTTGTGTAAAACCTGTCTGTCTAGCCGCTTCTCGTGCCGAGAAATACCTTGCAATTATTTTGTCACCACACTTCTGTATTACTTCTTTAGATAGTTTATTTTTTGGTGCACTGTATAGCTTATTATAAGCATCTGAGCACCACTCTAAGTTACACGCATAGTTGTGCTGTTTATCTTCGTCTTTATGATTGACAAAACATTTAGTAGACGTTTTGCCAGGTACAAAGCATTTAGCGACTAATACATGCACAAAAAATAACTTAGAACCTGCTTCGTTATACAATCTTACGCATAGGTATCCTTTAGTAGTCACTGTTTGTTTCATTTCTTTATTTGTTTTGTAGCTAAACACTTTACCTGTATTAGACACTGCATAACAAGTATATTCAGGTACGTATCTCCATTCTTCATGCATTTTTTATAACCTCCGGTTTCAAGTGATTTAGTACCGCATAGCTGCCGGCTTGTTTACCTTGTAATACATCACGGTACAAAATACCATCAATCGTGTTCTTTGCAATCATAATGTAGTAATGACAGTGGTTAGGTTGTATGGACTTATCCGCGTATATCCTATCATATGATTGCTTAAATAACTCGTATGACCAGTTTAAGCTAAAGTATATACATATATGACAGTTGGTCAACGTTAACCCTTTATCAGCAGAGGCAGGGTTTGCTACCAGATACCGTATACGACCATCTTTAAATGCTCTGATGGCATTGTTCTTATCTTCAATATTAACTCCTCCGTAGACAAGTGCGCATTGGTCACCAAGCATATCTTTAATAAGTTCAAACTCTCTTCTGTAGTTTGCCCATATAATACACTGTTCTCCTCGAACGCCTTCTTTATCCAGGAGCTGTTGGAGTGCCTTAAATCTCCAGTCGTCAAGTAGATACCATTCTTTCTCATCTGCTCCATAAAACTTGTTCTCTTTAGCGGCTTGAGTATCTAGTATAAAACCAGAAGTAACCTGGTTTAGCTTGTTTAGTTTTGCTGCGGAGCTTGGCGCTGTGATACGAATATCATTACCAAGTTCAACATACAGTTCATTCTTCAATTTCCTGTAGTGCTTCATCAGCTCCTCAGGCATTTCATATTCGACTTCATGGAACGTACGACCAGGTGTATTCAGCACATCATCTTTATCTACATATAAAGAATATTTTTTAATTCTGCTATATAGCTCATCCTTCATATCTGGTCTAAGTGCGAGCTTTTCATACTGAGGCTCATATGATAAGTTTATGAAATATCTCTCTTTGAACTGGGAGTAACTTGGTTGCCAGCCATAGTAATCTATGCATCGCATCTGCATATAATATTCCCATTCGCCGTTTGGCGCAGGTGTGCCAGATAATAAATAGAATCTATTCACTGTTTGTGCAAATTCAACCATTGCTTTGCTTACTTTTGATTTTGGACTCTTAAGATCGGAGCTCTCATCTACAAACACACCATGAAAGCCCATTTTATCGAAGTATTCCTTGTAGCTTATAAATGATTCAGTATTAGTAACGTATATATTAGCTTGCTGTTGCATTGCCTTTATACGCTTAGCCTTTGTTTGGGCATGGCAGTTAACAATTTTTATTTCAGGAAAGAACTTCGCAGCATCTTCAAGCCAAGCATTGTATATAAGTATCAATGGGCACACAACCAACCACTTATGTGAGGAGTTAGCTACAATGTCATCATTTATTATAGTTAGCGCAAGCGGTGTCTTACCAGTTCTTGTGTCATAGAAAAATGCAAACTTATCATAATACTCCGCTAATTCACGGCCAAGTTGCTGATGTGGTCTTAGTGTTAATCTATCTGACACAACACACGAGCGTCTTGGACCATTAGCCAATAAGTCTGATACGTTATCGCGTAACCGCATCTCCTTATAAAAGTAGTTTTGTATAGCGAGCGGCGCTGTGTCTATATTATTCTCGTCAATATTACGAAGTAACTTTAGTATTTCAGGCGTGTTATGTATAGACATCCTATAATTTGTTCTTATACGATTTACATGAACAGGATAAATTGAAGCTAGCTTTGTTTGTGTGTCTACATCATTACGGTCACATCTAACTTCTATGTAATTATTTGTAAATAAAATCTTGTTAGCCAATACGCACCGCCCCTATAATAATAATAATAATAATATGCCGATGTTCGTTTTCTTCTACTTTAAGCACTCTAAATTCTGGCAGATTAAGTTGATGTCCTCTTATTCGTCTGTTATCTCACTTACAAACTCTTTTGATGTATCACTGCAAAGGCACGTTGCAGTGAGATTTAGATAATAATGTTCACCATAACATTTAGATTGGGCTTTGTATTTATGTCTTGCAATTTCGATGGCTCTATCTTCATTTTCTGCAATAACAAAGCATTTAACAACACCGAAGCCTATATAGCCATTATCTACTTCGAATAACTTCATAATAATTAGCCACTCCTAATAATCATTGTGTGGGCAGGGATTTGCACCCTGCATGAGGAGTTCAGTTCCTTTTTTCATGCGTGGGACTCCTCTAGTGTACGAACTCTAGCGTCTACCTATTCCGCCACCACACAATTAACACGCAACGCCTTTTATAATAATATGCCGATGTACCGAAAGCGAGAAAAGTACATCGGCTTTATAATCAACCACGGGCCGTCATACACATAAATCTGACTAGCCTGTGGATAGATTTCTGCTGGGCTTAACCTCTTACCCAGCTCACTTCATCCAACCTACTATAAGAATAATCTTAATGTGAAGCTTCCTGCTTGAACGCTACCTGCTAGGCATAAAGCCAATGCCTCTCATACACGTGGTAGCTTGTGCCAGCACCTTGACAGGGGCTGCATCGGTGCTGGATTCTTCCCATTATACACATAACGTGCCCGTTAGAATAAGCTAAGTAAGCTGGACAGTAGATAACTACTGGGAGGTCCAGCTCAGATTACCAGTCATCACCAACTGTCTAAAGCCCATAATTGTTGGGTTACCAGAAATAAAGGAGTCAATGGCAACCTATGGGCTTTAGACAATTGGCGATGATGCCAATTGTCTTGTGAGGTGATTTAGATTTCGTCAGGGAGCTCTTCATCCATAATGCCAGCAACATTAGGAGCTTCGGTAACCTGAGCAACAACGGGAGCTCTTTTTGCTTTTTCAGCAAGTGCCGCGTCGACTCTAGCTTGGTTTGCAGCAATAGTTTCCTCAGAGGCACCTCGCTGCTTAGCCTTGTAAAGAACTGACTTTGCGTTGATAATTTCTCTCTTCAACTGCTCGTCGGTCATCTCTTCAAGAGTTAAACCCGCAAGCTGTCCTCTAGGCTTTTTAACAGGAGCCGGCATCTCGATCTCTGCTGTGAATACATCACCAGCAACCAAGCCTTCTGGAACTGTAAGTTCTACTGTAAATGTTTTACCCATGGTAATCCTTCCTTTCGACTAATAAATTTATATCTTTAATATTATTATATCTTTAATATTATTATATTCTTTATTTCATTAAAAGTAAACCCCCTATCCTTACGAATTTTCTTCAGGGGTTTAACGCATAGAACAAGATGCTACCCGTGGTGCGGAGTAATTGGCTTTATCTTACTTTCTCACAATCTCAACATTCTTAACATTCTAAACCTTCTAAGCGTTATTCTTTAAATTTTATATATGTATAAAAACTTTTAATGATTTTTAATTTAAAAATTGAAAAAATGATTTTTATGTCAAAAAGTTAAGAACGTTGAGAATGTTTAGAAATTGGGAAAATTAGATAATTTATTTTCTTTCTTATATATCCATTATTTTTGGTAACCTTCGCCGGACAGTATTAGCTCTAGTCGCTCACGCGTGGTCCGCGTATAATTGGTAGTGTAAATCCCGGTGGCCCAGCGTTTCTTTGCTCCATTCTCACCCATGTTGTAGGCCATCAAAGCCTTATCTATATCCTCATATTTATGTAGGTATAACGACAGCATAAACACACCTGCATGTATATTTTGTTTTTCATCTAAGAAATCTGTTATCCCAAGTTTCTCAGACAGCCATTTGTGATTAACCTTGTTAATCTGCATGAGACCATAGTCATTTGTCTTACTAATTATAGTTGGCACAAATCCACTTTCACGCCACATCACGGCAAGGACTAACGGGTAGTACTCTTCAATCTCATAATCTACACATAAGTTGTATGTGTGGCGCTGCAGTGATTCATCCAGAGGTACGTTGTAGATCTCAGGACCTTGTTCAGCTGGTTCTTCTACTAGCGTAACCGGCTCCTGCTCAATAACTTCTACTATTGGTTCCGGCGTCGCTGTAATACTATACTCCATCACTTCAGGCGCATCCTTTGGAATAACATATAGCAGTATTGTTGATAATAAGATTATTGCCAGTACACCAAGTTTGATTTTAGACATTTCAATTCCCCCTTTTTCTTCTATTCTATCATTAAAGAGTGCGGTAGTACATAGGTTCGTGAAAAACCATAAATAACTCCTTAATAATATAACATAGAAGCTTCTGTGGACTTGTAATAAGTTTTATACAGGCTCGTAATGATATTTTAAGGTATTTATATACATTGATATTACGAACTTATTACGTGTATTATAAGAAATATAATGCCCGGGGTTGCCCGGGCATTATACTAAATCTTTTTAGTATATCCTAGATGTATCCAGCCTATACCACTTTTCAGCTTGCCCCAATCATCCTTGGTATCTACAATGGTGTACATCCCTTTATCTCTTATAGTGCCGTTGATTTTATAAGACGTACCAGGGCCGCTGCGGATATTCAGACAATCAGTTGTTACCTTTACTAGAAATTGGGTAGTGGTCTGAGCTCCTAGTCTTTTGTTCACCTCTGCAGCGATGTAAGGAAACTTGCTGCCCAAATATGGTCCAGGACACATAGTATTAGCGAACATATCATGCCTTGTTAAGTTACCGCTTTTGTCGCCTGTGTATACAAGTTTATCTATACCATTACGTTTGCAAATATCTACACATAAGTCTATCGTTCGTGCTAAGACCTTGTCACTAACAGGCCAGTTCCCATCTACTGCACTATTAGCAACTTCTATGGTGATTGCTTCATCATCATTAGCAGAACTAGAGCTAGTCCACGCACGGTTCTTCTCTTCTACATACATAGCGATCCTGCCATCAACACCAACGGCGTAATTTGAGCTTGCTCTGCTCTCTGGCTTTGCAAATATATCACCGCATGTTTCTACAGATAATGGACCAGCCATATGATGTATTGTAATCTTCTTAATCTTTTTCCTTCTTGGGTTAGTGCTATTAGGTGAGATCTTTATATATTGTACCAATTGGCTGTTACTCATTTTTAATCACTCTCCACTGCTCAAGTATTTCTTTTAGTTTGTCGTAACCAAACATTGCTGCATATGCAACCATAAAGCCTACTACCACAGCAGCGACGATGAAATACCATGTAGCTACTATCTGTGAAATTTGGCAGTATGCAAAGAATGCAACTAGCGTTAGCACTAGAGAAACTATAACTACTAACAATGCTGTAGGAATCTTATCCCACGTTACTTTCTTTATCACCTCAGTGATAATATTTGTTAGAGCTACTAACAGACCAATTATTGTTAGTAAAGTTGTTATTTCCATTATCCCTTCGCCTCCTCATCATTATCGACATACTCACTCATTTTCTTTCTGATTACTTTTTCAAATAGACCTAAACTTTTGATACCAGCATCTCTTAAGTTTTCAATTATAGATAATGTGTCTCTCAAAAACATCAATGTAAATACAACTTGTGTAAACCAAATAGCAACTTGGGATACTATTGTTAGCCGATACGCAAAACCACATATAATGAGCATAACACCGAAGACAATTAGTTTATCAATTGTACCCTTAAAAAACAATTGGCTACTTATCTTACATAAAGCGATAGACTTTCTCCAACCACCAGCCTGCTTTTTAATAGCATATAGCTTAGTAATTAGATCTAGTGCCATCATACCTAGCACAGCTACTGTACCATATAAGTACTGTTCTTCTGGAAAAAAGAAACTGTACAAAAATGCTCCGATAGCCGACAACGCGACTAGTATGTGATTTTCAAATAACTTTGAGATGTATGAGCCTATACCGGCGGAATCCATCAACACCACTCCTCCACTTTTGATTTGTAAGACATATTTCTCAACTAACTGTCTGTTCATTCTTCCTATGTTCTATCTACAAGAGTAATATACTCTTCATAAGGGTTACTAGTGACGGTTATTTCATTTGAGTGCCCATAGACGGATATCAAGCACTCACCGTCATACATTGGTATGAAGTCAAATTCTGTGTCATATGTTATAAACTCTGTAGCAAAGTAATCCTTCCTTACAATAACTCTGTAGCACTCGTAATCTCCATCTATGCTGAGATGTATTGTAGTTCCTGTGTCAGTTATAGTGACTTTTGGTATATCATGATATGGAAACTGTCTGTTTATTGGGACAACCATAAAACTAGTTTCAGCATAGCTTGGTGTATAAAAACCATAAGCGCCAAGGCGCGGAAATGATTTAACGCCAAAGTTTTTAACTGTATGATGTGTTATGCGTCTAGGCTCTGACTTAAAAGTTAAATTAGTAAAGTTTCCAAGGTATGGCTCAGCACTTTTATTACCGAGCCGTTGTGATTCTTGATAGTACTTTATAAAAGCATTGTTTGGTTCATGGCCACAGAACGTTTTACCACCATCATTGTGCGTCATTGATACTTCAAACGTCAGTTCCACCGGCCTCTACCTCCTTAATAGGAAAGCTTTTTACATCATGGCTTTTTTTGCACTTAATACAAGCTATGCAATCCTTAGTAGTTTCAAAATAAAACTCTTGACCACATGTGCACTGCAAGATACCATGTGTCATTATAGGTTCGGTTTGTGGTTCCTCATATAGTGACCAATCCAGCTGAAATCCGCATTCACTACAAATTTTTTGTCCATCATACGCTACGGAAGCACAATTAGTACAGGATAAACTTTTAGCCATTTTCTATACCCCCTCTCCGAATTGAATAGCGAATGATACATCAATTACATATTGGTCGGTCTTGTGTACCCCATCCACAGTATAATCCGCAGTAACCACATCGCCAAAATCAGGCGGAGTGTTAAAAGTTATCTGGGTGAATGGTAAACCCATGTATGTGGTGACGTATGGTGAGTCACTGTGTGCCACTGCCATAACAGTGCCATCAGGTGTGAGTGCTACTCCGTAACCATCGCCCGCTGGTAAGGATGCAGGGGCAGGTCTCTTTACCCATGCCCCTTCTATCCAGTCATACGTGGTGACGTATGGTGATCTATAATGTGCCACTGCCATAACAGTGCCATCAGATGTGAGTGCCACTCCGTTACCACTGCCAGGTGGGTAGGACGCAGGGGCAGGTCTCTTTACCCATGCCCCTTCTATCCAGTCATACGTGGTGACGTATGGTGATCTATAATGTGCCACTGCCATAACAGTACCATCAAGTGTGAGTGCTACTCCATAACAAGTACTCGTCGGTAAGGATATAGGGTTAGGTCTCTTTACCCATGCTCCTTCTATCCAGTCATATGTTGTGATGTATGGTGAGCTACTGTGTGCCACTGCCATAACAGTGCCATCAGATGTGAGTGCTACTCCTAGACCACTGCCAGGTGGGTAGGACGCAGGGGCAGGTCTCTTTACCCATGCTCCTTCTATCCAGTCATATGTTGTGATGTATGGTGAGTCACTGTGTGCCACTGCCATAACAGTGCCATCAGGTGTTAGTGCTACTCCGTAACCATCGCC